TCGCGCGCCCACTTGAGGCGATCTTTAGCCTCGACTTGCATTACGAACCAGACCGCATCCGAAACTTGCGTGGCTTACTCTTGCCTGCTGCGGATAGGGCAATTGCAATCATCTGCTCGCGCGAGCGAGGCTTACCGCCTGCTCCACGCTCGCTACCTTTCCTGCGATTATCCCTAGCTAACTCACTCATATTCTTCGATACGTCTTTACCTAATGGCATTGTTTGTTCTCCTTCTGTTTCACAAAGCTACCAGCCAGGAGGTCCAACACCCAGCCGTGTCCGTGAAATTTGTCATATAACATTTGATTCATAATCCATGCAAGAGGCGTTGTGCGCGCATCTATTAATTTGCCAGGTTGACAGTTGTTGCTCTCAAGCAACTCGTCCAGCACCTTAATCTCAACCCTTTCGTAAATCTCATTCATGCTGATTCCTCCTTGCGAAGATCGTAGTAAAACGAATCTGTATCCTCTGTCACCCACTTGTCACTCTGATTCTCTACGGATGGCAGCTCGGTATCAACTCGAAACTGCTTTAAGTTATCGGGCAACTTCTTAGTAACCCAATTCGAGTCGCGCCAGAAGATGCGGTTGTTGGGCATGCACAGCAAGTACCCATTGTCACCAGCGAAGACGTGACCGCACTTGTAGTCAGATGGCTCATCGCTGTAGGGATTGTTAAACCAATCCACAGTAAACAAGTATGTACCCCATACTTTAGTTGCATCCCGTAGTAGTATCTGCGCGCGGTGGTAGGCGAGGAAGCTGTACTCGGTCACGGCCACATTCTCGGAGAAGCAATCCCAAAGCTGTTTGTAGTTGAATGGGATGTCGGCCTCTGGCTCGTGAGTGTATATCTCAGATAGCGGCACTCGACTCCGCAGCATTCCAGAGTCAGTCATAACGTGAAAGGTTAGGATTGCACCAGCACAAGACTGCAAGGCGAACACATAGACGTTGTAGAACTCCTTGTCCGCCTCGTTCTTGGTAAAAAACGACTTCCTCACCATAGCCTTGAAGCTAGGGATGTTCTCGTTGAGCGTTGCCATTATCGCCAAGCAGGTCCAGTAAACCAAGCCACCAACACCCAGCGTGTACCCCATATTGGCGCACGCGCACGATGCTCGATATAGGACGGAAACCAGCAGCCTGCTCCTTGCTCGCGGACGAACTGAGGATTCTCCATATCAGCCTTAATTTGCAACCCTCCACCGATATACTCCTCTGGCGAGGACAAGTTCACCACAGCAGTCAGCTTGCGGTCAGATCCAGTATAGGTATCGAAGTGCCACTTGAAACGCTGGAACGGAGTGTATCGCAGTATCTGCAACTGTTGGATGCCTTGGATGTCGAATCGCCATGCATCGGCATTGATGCTTTCCGTAATCTCGCGCATGATATTATAAATCCAGTTATAATGCTTGGCGTATGGAATCCAGCACGATGAGCAGGTTCGCGTACGCGATACCGTACGGGTCACGCCATCCTTCGACAGCACTGGCGCACGCTTCATCCCGATCACTTCAGCATCCTGGCGCAGCATCTCGCACTGCGTCTTGGTCAGGACATAGCGATCTACTGATGCGGTTAATACCTTCTGCTTAAACTCGCTCATTTGAGTTCCTCTATCATTTCCAGCAACGCCTTGTTGAGTGCGTAGGTGAAGCAAGCAACCTTGTCCTTGGCGATGTGTTGACGGCCAGCTTCGGCTAGAGCCTCGTAAAGATCATCGTCCACATCGACAAAAATCTTGACGGCCTCGTACTCCTCAACCTTGACTAGCTTAATACCCTTGCCTTTTCTTTTCCTCATAGATCCAGTTCCTTTCTTATGATTTCGATTAACTTGAAGATCAAATAACCAGCGCAGTAGATTGCAGACAAAATCAGCCAACTGTAAAGCACAAACCAACTAATAACCCAAACAACTCCAGCCAGATCAAGTAGGCAGAACATAGTCGTTTTCCTTTAGTTTCCTTAACAGCGTTCTATTATCAATCTGCACCCCGCTGGCTCTGCACCACCAGGAGACAACGCCCGTTTTAAAGTCACGCAGTAGCTTCTGTACCTCGTGCGAGTTCTTATACTCCAGCGCATCGTTGAGTGGCACGCCAGTGTGATCCTTGACAATCTTCATACCCTTAACCATCCCTCGCTTGCGTAGCATCCTTAGATCGCGGATAGCTTGGAGCGCAACCTCCCCAGCCAACTGCTGCACCCTATCATCGTAATCACCACGACATAGCTGGGTTGATCTCAACGGCCTAGCTCCACCAGCTTTGCGTCATCAGCCGCAATCGTAGTTGTTAATTTAACCAGATCATTTGATTGCCCAGCGTAATGAATAATCATTGCGTCCTTGTAGCGGTCCAATCCAAAGTGCGACTCCACGCTGGTCATGCAATTGAATGACGGGTCAAGCTCGGTTAGCGGAATGTTCCATAGGTGCGCCATCACGTTGAGCCAGGTCTGCTCGGCAAAGTGGTTAGGGTGTAGGCCAATGGGTGGCATTGATAGAATACCAACGGCCTTGGTATGAACTACGAACACGCCTGTGTTGACATAGAACTTAGGCTCAATCACACCGCCGAAAGCTCCAGCCAGCTTGACCATCTCTGGCTTGCGATCCAGGTAAGCTCCTTCGTCAAAGGCACAGAACACACCAGCGTCCTCGGATAGCTTGGGGCAATCGTTTGCAATCAGAACATCAGCGTCAACGAATGTGACCTGGTCGTAGCCCTTGGTTGCCATAATGTTTCCAATGGCAGACTTGGAGTATTGGGCTGGATGGGTAAGAGGCTTGTCGATCAGAATGAAGTCAGTGCTGTGGCGGTTGCAGTACGCCTCCATCCTCGGCCTAGTCAGATCAATAATCTTCTGCCAATCCTCACCGAACGATTGAGTTACTAATGCTTGTTTCATTTTTTTAATTGATGCGCCAATGATTTTTGGATTGCATATTCAATCACGGCTTCTTTGTCCTTTTTCAACAACTCTAATCCAATCTTAAACAAGCCTGCTCCAGTCTTGTTATCGTAAAACACATCGACAAGAACTGCTTTTGGGGCTGGTCTTGCTTTGCCAAATTTTATCGTTCCTATTTTCATTTTACGTTCTTCCATATTTTGCCGTGTTCATCCAGTTCGGATGACCAGATCATCATCTTGTTGTAGATGCTGTAGGCGTAGCCAAACCTCATCAGCGTGAGGCTAATCAGATCACCGATCTGATAACAGATCCAAGACAAGGCAAGCTTCATTCTGTTGGATACTTATTGTTTCCATCGTGATCGCAGAACTTATGGAACGATTCTTCTGTTTCAGATTCATTGCTGTCGCTTGACTTGTCTCCGTAGTTTGAGTAAAGCCAAGGACGAGGCTTGCTGAAAAACTCATCCCAATCTTTGTCTATTTCTTCTTGGTTCATAGTCTTGTTACCTCTTTCTTTATTTGCGCCAACGTGAATAGGCATCGTACCAGCGCGCGCTCTAAGTGGTCAACACTTGTTTCGCCGTTATTGTCTGGACAAGGCGATGACTTGTGCAATTGCATCTGCGCTGTAGCTAGGTGACGAACAGCTCTGGCAATATGGTAATCGTGGGTAGGCCTATCCTTCTCCAGCCAATCGCCGTAGCCAGACTTATCCGATCCTTTACCCATCACGCGCCAGACTATCTCTTGCGCGGCAAGACCCATTTCTTGAATTGTTGGTGCAGTCATTTTGCAAGCCTCCTATAAAATTCGTCCAGTAATCCTTCTAGCCATAAGACATCTGCTGGGTCGATTGTATGCTTATTGATTTGTTTATTCATATTATTTAAAAATAACAATCATTGAGCCTTTGACATTTGGATTTCTTTTTGTTTGATTCTCTGGATTTATGAACTTTACTCTTCCCTTAATAAATCTAACTTCTGCCTTGTTGTATATGTATTCGTGAAAAGCTTTTGTATCTGTTATTGCGTTTATCAAAAGAACGACTGTCTTGCCCTTTTGAGATTCTTCCCAGCATTTCTTAATCCATTTTGCAGTTTGTGAGTATGGTGGATTGCAAAAAACCCTAGTTCCCCAATCTGATGAAAGGCCATCCAAGTCTCCATCCTTCCAATCAATAGGACAAGGATCGTAGTTAAAATTAAATTCATTATTTAATGGTTCATAAACCTCTGGAGGAGTAATCCATTTGTCAGTTTTTGATTTTGGGCAGTAACCACTCATAACTTCATCCCAGGTGGCGTGTAGCCTTTGACCCAAGACCAGACTTTTTGCATTGCACAGAATGCAATGCCAGCTTGGTAGAGTTCGTCCTCATCCCACACCTTCGTTGTCAGCTTGGTAGCATCGTTTGATGCTAGGACCACCGACACGCAGGCGCATTTGGGATTATCGCTTGCAGCTCGGTATGCCCAAAGCTGGGCGCAATCTGTATCGTAGAATGGATCGTACTTAGGGTTTACCTTACGATTCTTTAGGTCGATGATAGCGTCACCAACACCGCGTAGCTTGACGTAGGCATCACACCTTCCCGCATAGCCTGCGCCGACAAGACCCTTTTCGCACCAGTAGGTTTTCTCAATGTTTGCATCGGCCCACTTCTTAAAGGTTTCGATGTATGGAGCAAGTGTCTCATCTCTGGATACGGCTCTTCCAAGGAGGATGTTTTCCATTTCCGTGTGCATTTTCGTGCCATGTTCAGCTGCCTTCGTTGTTGATTCTTTAGAGTCCTTAACCACTCTTCGAGCGTAGGTTTCGAGCGTTTCATCTGCCTCCTTCGGAAGTGTGAGCGAGGACATAATGGCCTGCTCTATCTTCCACGCCGTCAATTGCGGCTTATCC